ACGACCAGTCCTACGGTAATATTCACGGCTTTAAAGCAACGTTGCACCACAGTGATGAAGAACGCTATGACAACATCGCGTCATGGGCGATTACTATCCTCAAGAGACATGGTGTGAAAGAAGCTTGCCTTGAAGGTTATGCAATGGGCGCTAGTGGTCGTGTGTTTAACATCGCTGAGAACATCGGTCTGTTGAAACATAAAATGTGGAAAGAAGGCATTGCTTTCATCACTCCTGCGCCGACTGCGGTGAAGAAACTGTTCACTGGCAAAGGTAATTCAAACAAGACTGCGATGTACGATGCCTTTCTAAACAAAGGCTTAGACGTTGACTTAGAGAAGCTGCTAAACTGTGCGTCCGACAAAAGCCCACTAGCCGACATCACGGATGCCTATGCAATGTGCGATTACTTTATTAACAATCCAAACAACTAAGGTGTAGTTCAACCCATGAAAGATATTTTTCTGATTAAAAGAAACGGTTCACGCGAACTGTTGGACATCAACAAGATTCACAAGGTATTAGTATGGGCATGTGACGGCGTAAGCAACGTTTCACCTTCTGAGATCGAAGCACAGGCTGGACTGAAGTTTCATGACGGCATGAAAACGTCTGACTTGCATACCTCGCTGATCGACTCAGCACACGAACTCATCTCGCCAGATTATCCGAACTATGACCTGGTCGCTGGTCGTCTGGTCATGCTGGCTTTGCGCAAAGAAGTTTATGGTCAGTTCGAAGTTCCTTCGCTGTACGGGATCGTTGAAAAGAACGTCAAGTCGGGTTGGTATCACAAAGACCTGTTGAACATGTACACGCCTGAGCAGTGGGCCAAGATTGAATCGTTTGTCAAGCATGACAACGACTTTAACTTCCGTATCTCGGGTGCGCGTGAGTGGCTTGACAAGTATCTGGTGCAGAACCGTAAGCAGAAAGTCTACCACGAAACGCCTCAAGTGGCCTACATCCTGGTAGCCGCTGTATTGATGCGCAAGTACGTTGATCGCTTCGGTATCACGATGGTCAAAGGCTACTACAACCAGCTGTCTGAAGCGGGTATCAGTATCCCGAGTCCGATTGCTGCATCGATTCGTACACCGAACCCACAAGGCGCAAGCTGCACCCTGATTGAAATGGGCGATTCGATTGACTCGATTGGTGCGACCTATCAAGCAGTGCTGAAGTATGCAACTAACAAGGCAGGCATCGGTCTTGGCGTGTTTAACCTGCGTGCTGAGGGGCAGCCTGTTCGTAACGGTGACGTGACGACTACTGGCGTGATTGGCTTTGCTCAAGCGTCACGAGCGATTGTAGGGGCTTCTAGTCAGGGCGGCATGCGTAAGGGTAGCGAGACTTACTACCACAACATCTGGCACTTGGATGTTGAGAAGCTGCTGGTACTGAAGAACAACAAAGGCACTGAAGAAACACGCATTCGTCACGCTGACCACGCATTCAACCTGAACGGTTATCTGTGGAAACGTATTCTCAAGCGCGAAGCCGTCACCCTGTTCTCTCCTGAGGAAGTTCCACTGCTTCAGAAGGCGTTCTGTGATGACCAAGTTGAGTTTGCGCGTCTGTATGAGCTGTATGAGAAAGACGAAACCAAAACCCGTCGTATCATCGAAGGTAGCAAACTGCGTGACATGATCGCTACCGAGCGTTCTTCGACCTCGCGTGTTTACTTCCACTTCGTCGACAACTCGAACGAACAGGGTAGTTTTGTTGCTAAGAACGCACCTATTCGCATGTCGAACCTGTGCACTGAAGTGACACTGCCGACCATCGAACTGATGAGTCTTGAGGACATGAACGCGCTGATCAGTCTGTGCAACCTGAGCGCAATCAACTGGGGTGCAATCAAGAAGCCGTCTGACTTCGAAGTTCCTTGCCGTCTTGCTGTGTTCGCACTTGACGCCTTGCTTGACTATCAGCCATACTTGCTGCCCGCTGCGAAAAACAGCACCGACTGGTATCGTCCTCTGGGCATCGGCGTGAACAACCTCGCTTACTTCCTGGCCAAACGTGGTCTGAAGTTTGATGAAGGTGCGTTTGAAGTTGTCGATGAATACATGGAAGCGATGGCGTTCTATCTGACTCAAGCGTCGGTTGAACTTGCTGAACTGTACGGTGCATGCGGTAAGGTTGAAAACACCAAGTACGCTCAGGGCATCTTCCCTCAAGACGTGCGCAAGAAAGGCATTGATGAAGTTATTCCTCATGTTGAGCGTATGCCGTGGGAACCGTTGCGTGCGCGCATGAAGGTATCGGGTATTCGTAACGCTACCTTGATGTGCAACATGCCGTCTGAAACGTCTTCGCGTGTGCAGAACATGACCAATGGTCAAGAGCCTGTTCGGAACTTGATCGTTGCCAAGTCTGGTACTAAGTTTGTTGTGCCTGAGTATGATCGTCTGAAGCACAAGTACCAACTTGAGTGGGACGTTAATCTTCACGGTTACATCAAAATCTCCTGCATTATGCAGAAGCGTATGGATCAGGCTATCTCGCTGAACACTCGCTATGACAACACTAAGTACCCTGACAACAAGGTACCGGCGACCGTGATTCTGAATGACATGACATTGATCTATAAACTCGGCGGGAAAACTGGCTACTACCACAACAACCGTAAGATGATCAAGACCGAAGAGGAGAAGAGTCTTGCGCTTGATTGTGTAGCACCAGAAGTAGTTGAGCAAGAAGACGAAGCGTCCTGCCCGTCCTGTGTAATCTAACATCAAACAAGGCCGAGGTAACACTCGGCCTTTCTAGGAGTTTCAATGTCTGTTCTATACTTCCGTGATGTAAACGGTACTTACAAGCCTAAGATGTTTTTCGACGAGGCTGGCACTGTTGACATTCAGCGCTATGACGTCGTCAAGTATCCGATGGTTAAACGTCTGACTGAAAACCAGTTGGCCAACTACTGGCGACCAACTGAAGTCAACATGTCTCAAGACAAGATTGACTACAACGACTTCACCGAAGCTGAGAAGCATGTTTTCTCATCGAACCTGAAGCGTCAAATCATCCTCGACAGTGTTCAAGGCCGTGCCCCTGCACTGTGTTTCTTGCCGATTGTGTCTGACTCGTGGGCAGAGGCATTCATCAACGCATGGAACTTCTACGAGGGTATCCATTCGAGCAGCTACACGCATATCATTGAGAACGTCTACGCCAACGCCTCTGAAATCTATGACACGATGAAGGCGATCCGTGAGATCGCCGAGTGTTCTGATGACATCAGCAAGTACTACGACGAACTCCTGCGTTGTATCAAAGAATACGACTACGGCGACTATCGCACCAAGAAAGCGTTCTACCTGTGTATGGTTGCAGTCAATGCCCTTGAGCAGATTCGTTTCCATGTAAGTTTCGCTTGCACCTTCTCGTTTGCCAACCGTGGTAAGATGAAAGGTTCTGGTGAGATCGTTACACTGATCCGTCAAGACGAAGCGTTCCACTGTGGCTTCACTCAGTTTGTCCTGCGTCAGAGTCCGAAAGAAGACCCTGATATGGCGAAGATCGCGATTGAATGTCAGGCTGATGCCGAAGCAATCCTGTATGCCGTCTATCGTCAAGAACTTGAGTGGATCAAGTATCTGTTCAGCAAAGGCCCGATTGTCGGTCTGACTGAACAAGAGCTGATCGTTTACTTGCAATACCATGTAGGTAAGTGCATGCGCCGTAATGGTGTTGAACCGAACTTCACCGTTCCGGTTAAAGAGCCTATCCCTTGGATGCGCAAGTTCCTGAATGAAACTGGTGATGATGATCAACCTGCACCACAGGAAGACACTATCCTTCAGTATCAAACCGGCCAAGTTGATATGAACGTTGATGAAACTGAGCTTGATACTGACTTCTAATCACATGTATAATAGCCTGACGCACTATTGCGTTGGGCTTATATATTATTAGGAGTGAAGTATGGCTGTTATTGGATGGTTGATCATTACATTTGCTGGAGCGTTCTTTTGTATCGGTGGCCTTGTGTTGCTGTTCATAGGTAATGCATTCAGTGGCAGGTTCTGTTTTGAAGCTCTAATCCCTATGGGTATCGGTGCAGCACTGGTATATGCATCGTACACACATATGCCATTTACCGTGAGTCTGGTTCAATGAATGCACACGAGATGTACACCCTGATCCAAGAAACCCAAGCGTGTGAGGGGCTTGAAGAGTGGTTGAAAGATCACTTACTCCCACGCATGCGCACAAGTTCAGACATGCGCGTCAGGATCGATTCTAAGCGAGTTCCTTGGGATCGTGTTAGCTTCATTCGCGACATGGAGAATCTAGGTTACGTGATGGACTATGACTGCGAAGACCGCCCGTGTGCTGAACCTTACTACACGATTGCCCTCGTGT